ATGGATTGGTTTTGGAATATTCTTAAAGTTATTGAATTTTTTAGAGTTTTCTTTGATTTCCTACTAAATCTAGAACACTTTAACACTCTAGAAATCTCGTCAACTAGCTGTAAATGTGCGCGTATATATAACTCTAGAAGACTCTAGAATGCCTTGTGCATAACTGTTAAGTCTATAGAGGTTTCCAGAGTCTTTATAAGGTACTTACCCACAGCTTGCCAACAGCTTATCAACATTTTTATCCACAGGGGCTAGGCAGGTGTCCCCCCTACCCCCCTCCTATATATACTAAACCTCGTACATTTTGGAAACCTTTATAATGTAAAGTAGTTAGTGCTGTATACTCTAGAATCTTCTAGAATGGGGCTGCAGGTTTGGGCGGGTTTCTAGAGTTACTTCTATAAGTGTGGAAACCCCAGAGTGGTTCCACCATTATATAGTCAGATTTCCAATCTGTCAAGGACTTTGTGCATAAACTACTTGACAAAACCGAAATACAGCCCTATAATAGACCAAATACAATAGAATTTTTAATTAAAGGAAACACAATGTCTGTTAATCAACATGCCAGAAGAGTTATTAGGGTAGTACCTGTTATCACAGCAGACGCTTATGCTGACAATGATGTTTTATTTAATAACACAGAAATACCTTTAGCCGTAGGTAAAAACGGAGAGTGTTCTAAACTTGTATCAGCTATGATTATTTCTAAATCTACTCAGGTATTTGACGGAGAATTGTTTTTCTGTCAGACTAGTCAGTCTGTAGGTGCAGCTAACACAGCAAGAAATATATCTGATGCTGATTTTGCAGCAGCAAAAGTAATGGGAACTCTGACACTTGATGGTTCAGCTGATGACTACACCTACGGTGGTGGTAAAATATTTAGGTTTGATGTAAATCTAGAAGGAGCAGGAGCAACTGACGGAGATCTTATAGCTAAACAAAGATTCCCTATTTTATTACAGGCAGCTGTAGGAACTACAAGTGTATTCTGTTTCATGCTTTTATCAGGAACAGATGTTACTCCTAATATGTCTGTTGGCGATTTAGAATTAGTACTTGGTGTAGAGTATTAATGTCTAAGCCTAAGCAATTAACAATCAAACAAGAAAGTTTTCTTGAGAACTTGCTCATAACTCAAGGTGATCCAAAGAAGGCAGCCGAGCTTTCGGGGTACACAACTCACTGGCATGTAGTAAAAGCACTTAAAAATGAAATTATAGATATGGCTTCGACTATACTTGCACAGTCAGCTCCCCAAGCTGCACATAAACTTGTAGAAGTAATGCATTCTAACGAACCAATGCCTCAAGCAAGTATCCGTGTACAAGCTGCCCAGACTATCTTAGATCGTGTAGGTCTAGGTAAACGTGAAACGATGGAAATTAAACATGAAGTAACAGGAGGTGTGTTTATTCTTCCTGCTAAAGAGGGGATTGTAATTGAAGCCTAAGAAGGGTCAGACCCCATTTGGCTATGAGCCTTCTCTAGAAAACGCTAAAGAACTAATAGAGATACCACAAGAGATAGAAGCACTAGAAAAGATTAAAGACTTAGTTAAAGAAGGTTCTATTTCTCTGAGGGACGGAGCAGCATGGATAGCCCATAAGACAGGGCGTAATATAAGCCATCAAGGATTAAAGAATGTCATCAGAGAAAGGTACTAATCCTTGGGATATAAACCCTGAGTTATACTTAATAGACGAAAACGGTTCTTTTCTCTTAAAAAAAGACGGCACACCTGCTAAGAAAGCAGGTAGAGCTAAAGGTTCTAAAGGTAGAGGATATAACTACCACAGTAAGACTAAAGCTAAGCTAGACGCTAAACGTGTAGTTAGAGAGAAACAAAAGAGAGTAGATGCTGTTGAATCTAAGTTGCATAGACAACGAAAGACTTTAAACAACTCTAAAGAATTATTAAACAAACTTGACAATAAAACAGTGAACACTGGTCAAGTTGTAACAACGGATGTTATTGACGATGCTCCTTCTAAAGTAAGAGCAGAGGTTGATAACAATGTTATCTTTCGCCCCAATGAAGGGCCACAGACAGACTTCTTAGCAGCACCACAAATAGACGTACTCTACGGTGGTGCAGCAGGAGGAGGAAAGTCTTACGCAATGTTAGTAGACCCTTTGAGATACGCACATCGTGCGGCTCACAGGGCTTTGATACTAAGAAGATCAATGCCAGAGCTACGTGAGCTTATAGATAAGTCACGGGAACTGTACCCTCAAGCCTTTCACGGCTGTAAGTTTAGAGAGGTAGAGAAGCTTTGGAATTTTCCGAGTGGTGCTAAAGTAGAGTTCGGGTTCCTAGAAAGGGATGCTGATGTTTACCGTTACCAAGGACAAGCTTACTCTTGGATAGGGTTCGATGAGATTACCCACCTACCCACAGAGTTTGCTTGGAACTACTTAGCATCGAGGTTGCGTACAACAGATTCAGAGATAACACCGTATCTCCGTTGTACGGCAAACCCTGGAGGCGTTGGGGCGCATTGGGTAAAGAAGCGATATATAAGCCCTGCTCCACCTAATGAAAATTTTGAAGGTAAAGACGGACTAACAAGAAAGTTTATACCTGCAAGACTAGATGACAATCCATATCTTTCATATGATGGTAGATATGAACAAATGCTAAAGGCATTACCAGATGTACAACGTAGGCAGCTCTTAGAAGGTAATTGGGAAATTACAGAAGGTGCTGCATTTACCGAGTTTGATCCAAACATACATGTGGTAATTCCTTTTGACATACCTATAGGATGGGAACGTCTAAAAGGTATTGATTACGGTTATGCTTCAGAGAGTGCATGTATATGGGGTGCAGTTGATCCCACAGACGGAACACTTATTATATATAGAGAGCTATACCGAAAGAACTTAACGGGAGTGGACTTAGCCCAAGTTATTACAAACATGGAGGTTCGCGATCCGTTTAGTGTGCAAGGTGTGTTGGATACAGCAGCTTGGGCGCGTACTGGAACTACGGGGCCAACCGTAGGGGAAACCCTACAACGTGCAGGTCATAAGCTCCGTAGAGCCGATAAAAATCGTATCCAAGGTAAAATTCAAATCCATGAATACCTACGAGTTCAGCAAAGCGGAAGGCCACGATTGCAAATATTAAATACATGCCCTAACCTGATACGCGAACTTACAGGTATACCTTTGGATAAGAGTAACCCTGAAGACGTAGATACACACGCACCAGATCATGCTTATGATGCCCTACGATATTTGATTATGTCAAGGCCGCGTATGAATGATCCCTATGCACAAATTAGAAATTTACATTTAAAACAGGCTTATACGCCTTCTGACTCAACATTCGGATACTAAGGAGACTACACAATGGCTGAAGTAAACATAAGAGACACCGGGCGAAACTCTGCTAAAACGCAAGACGTTCGTGCGCTCGCATCAAGAGTAGACACAACTAACCCTGACGAAGAAGTAATCACTACTAACGAAGTAAAAACAACTACAGGTACTATTGCTGTTACAGATGACACTAATACTATTGTCACAATAGCACAACCTGCAGGAACTATCCTTATGAATTTGATTGCTTACCCTGCTGGAAACCTTGTTACAGCTGGATCTAGTGGTAACGATCTTGACATTTCTATTGGTACAGCATCTGCTGGCGCACAGCTACTAGCTGCTACTGCAATACTTGATGATGGCGGTGCTGCCGTAACTTGGACAGCTAACGTGCCGCTCTTTGTTATTGAGAACGCTCATGGTAAAGCAGCCAATCAATTTGCAACTACAGGAATTGGCCCTAAAGGTGGCCCAGCTACTTCAGAAGCTGTTGTTATTGCAGGAGCGTTATATAGCGCAGCCGCAAGAAACATTTTTGTTACGCTACGCCCAATAGGTGCTGACTTAGCAACTGCTGCAACTACTGTTACATATATTGCACAATTCCAAGAGTTATAATTTATGGCTGAAGATAATGGAAATGATCTAACTGGTAATGGTCTTTACTTTGAAGATGTCGAAAATGAAAATGGAAAGGTTCTTAATTTAGAAGAATCTCTTCGTAACAATTTAGTAGCTTTGCTATTAGATCGTTACGAGTCGGCATCATCAGCAAGAGATCAAGACGAGGGGCGTTGGCTTACTGCATATCACAACTATCGTGGGTTATATGGTAAGAGTGTACGCTTTAGAGAGTCTGAAAAGTCTAGAGTTTTTGTTAAAGTAACAAAGACTAAAGTGCTTGCAGCTTTTGGTCAGTTAGTAGATGTTGTCTTTGGTGGTAATAAATTTCCTATTGGTGTATCTGAGACTAAAGTTCCAGAGGGGGTTGCAGAACATGTTAATTTCAATCCTTCTTTGG